TATTGACAAAATCATATCTAATCATTACAATAGTCTGTAAAGTTAAATCATACAGACTATTGTTTATTCTAAGGAGAAACAAAAGTGAAGTTAACAGAGGAACTAGAAAACGGGATTAACACTTATCTAAACGCTTACGCTACAACCTTCAAGGCTCATATCGGACAGTCCATTATTACCCGCCGGAGGTACGCCAGAATAGCCGCAATTGAAGCATCTCCTAAAGTTGGCTCCATGGTACAAGAATGGAGTAAACGAACTGCTAGTGGATTACCCTGTGATGAAAATGGAAAGTTTGTTAGAGAGTACATCAATACACCATTGCGCCAACTGGTTAATAAAGTCATCGCTCTTGAGAATAAAGATAATAAAACAATTGTTGTTAAATCATCTGAAACAAAAGTCGAACTCCCTAAACTCAAACCAAATGAAACTAAGCCGGAATTTCAATCAATCTCTGCGCGTCTTATTTCTTACTTTCAATCAAATGACAGTCTACCCTTAACTCGTACTCAACTCTCTCATTTAATGAATTGTACTGATCAAGCGTTTGACTACCCCTTGGCCTTGCTCCAAACAGAACACGGTATCGAAATCAAATATAACGGCAATGGCTGGACAGTGACAAAACGTAAACCTCTAAAGTCTGAAAAGCATCTAGCTATGGAAAGAGCGCTAGGTAAAGAAATTCCGATTGACGCCTATAATGCTTTATCTGATTTACTTAAGGACTTGGTTTAATCTATACTTTCATCTAACTGAATACTCTCGACTAGCACAGATATTTCGATATAAAAATAGAGTGTACCATCGCGGTACACTCTATTTTTACTTTACCTTTTTTACTTTATTTATTTCACCTGTTGACAATCTCGATTATCTTTACTATAATTAGTACCAATTGAAAATCATCTATTTAATCAGGCGATAGGATCGTTTATCTAGTCGCCTGATTTTCGTTTAGCGATAGGAGCGCCAAAAGAGCGCTCTTTTTTATTTCAATCTAAATTTAATGCCTGAAATTCAAAAGCCTAAATTTCAACTTAGTAATATCGTGGTCCAATCGCTTGGCTTAGTTGGTAAGGGTGCGATTGGAGAGGACTTCTTTTTAATTAAATCTATTCAAGGAAATAATCATCCTATGGAAAACGAACAAGATGAAATCACCCAAGAGGAAGTTGGTAAATCACTTCTGCAATCTATTGGTCTAGCTAAGGTTGAATCGTGGGTTAAGGAAGCTGTGGTTAAGGCTACCAAGGCCACTAAAAAACCTAATCCTTTTACCTCAGAATCCGACGATGAAGAGGAAGAGGAAGAAGATGAAATGATGATGGCTGAAAATAAGAAAAAGTCTAAGGTGAAAAAGAATATGGAATTAACAAAAGATGAAATCATGAAGTCCGATGCTTTCAAACAGGCATTAGATGAGGTAATCAAGCAACAAACCACACTTCTCAACAACTCCCTCGAAACTCAGAAAGTTGAACTCCAAAAGAAGTTTGACACCGATAAAGCCGAACTCGAAAAGGCTACTCAATTAGCCAAGTCCGAAGCCGAAAACGCTAAAGTCGAAGCGGCTAAATTCTCAGACTTAGCCAAAGCCGAAAATGATAAAAGAGTATTGGCTGATTATGTGGCTAAGGCTAAAGAGAACTACGTTGCTCTTCCGGCGAAGGCTGATGAGTTAGGGAAAGTTCTATTCGACATCTCTAAGTGGGATGAAGAAGTTAAGAAATCAGACGACAAAGCTACTCTTCACTTACCACTTATTCAGGATGTTCTTAAAGCGGCTAATCAGGCGCTCTTGCAATCCGGCTTATTCAACGAACACGGCTCATCTCTCATTCCAGAGGAAGGCGACATCGTTGCCAAAGCACAAGCTCTCATCGACACTGGCAAAGCCAAAACGATGAAAGAAGCCTTAAAGATGTTGCCGAAAACCGAACAGGCGACTTATGTTTCCAAAGCACAACGGAAACAGTAGAGCGAACAATTTTATCCTATGTATTCTACGTATAGATTTTATTCATTAGGAGTTTATTATGGCTAACTGGTCAGGTCAGGGTATCGACATCCCCATGACGGCTTGCGGCGATCTCAACGCTGTCCAATATCGTTTTGTCGAAGCTGCCTCTGCTGCTGGACGAGTTGAACAGTCTACCGGTGGAAGTGCGCCTTATCCATTAGGCATTCTACAAAACGATCCCGCTTCTTTAGATGGTGCTAATGTACGCATTGCCGGTACATCAATTCTCAAAGTTAACGCGGATACAGCAATTCTCTATGGTGACTTTCTAACCTCTAACTCAGTCGGCATGGGAATTAAAACGACAACTGCCTCAATCATCTATCACGCCATTGCCTTAGAGGAAGTCGCTTCTGGCTCAAACATTGAAATTAAAGTCCTAGTCAAGCATGGTCCAGTCTGGTAAAGCAAATAAATTTAGGTCTCAAGTTGCTTAGAACATTCAAACTTTAGTCAATCAAGGAATTATAGATTATGCCTACTCCTACCTCTCGTGACTCCCATGTCGATAGAGCCATGACGCAAATCTCTATTGGCTATTCCAATTCAGAGTACATTGCGCCTATGGTCTTTCCGGTACTCTCGGTCGAAAAACAATCCGATGTGTATTTCATCTTCGACAAAGGCGCATGGTTTAGACGCCGGGCCGAGCCTAGAGCCGTTGGTACACGTGCTAATCGAGGTGGATACACGCTTTCAACCGCTTCGTACTTGGCCCTACCCTATGCTTTTGCTGCGGTTGTGCCTGACCAAGTACGTGACAATGCTGATGATCCTCTACAGCCGGATATTGAAGCGGCTGAATTTGCCACTGATGCTTTGCTTATTGATTTGGAAATTCGTGTGGCTGATTTAGTCTCAACTTGTGGCAACTGGCTTAACGCTTCTAATCCAGGTATAAAATGGAATTTGGATACTTCCGATCCGTTTGATGACATCGACAATATCCGGGATGCTGTCTCAAAACAAATCGGTCGTATGCCATAGAGCCAATCTTAGGAGAGGCTTTAATTGCGGCTATTCTGGCGTATTTCCGGCGCGTGATGATGGACTGTCCAATGTGAGCTTTGAAAGTTGCGGCGTAAGTATTTAAGTAAGTGTCAATCCCGTTCTGTAGTTCCTCTGTTAACTTCACTTTTGTTTCTCCTTAAAATAAAAAATAGCCTGTTTAACTTTACAGACTATTATAATGATTAGGTATGATTTTGTCAATATGTAGGATATAAGTTAGAGAAGTTGACGCTTGCCCATGCCCTTGATCGAATATCCTTTAATTGAACCATCTTTAATTTGTTTCCAGATCGTCTCATCTAAGATTTTGGTCGCAACTACCCATGAACCAGCTTTGATGAGCTTGGAGCCTAACTGGAAGTCTACTGGCGCAATATAGGATTCAATCGGTTGTGCCTGCCCAGGAGATAGGACTTGTTCGTGTTGAAGATCGTGTAGACGACTATTAAGCATAAAGTCATGTGCGGCGTGTTCTATTTCTTCTTTGGCAATGATGTCACCTTGAGTATCTACGGTATCGGGGATTAGAGCTACGCCATAGATGATTTGTTGATCTGAGGATTTTTCGAGGAAGAGGTCAAAGTCGATGGTGATTTGGTCTGAGGATTCCGATTTGGCAAATTCACCAACTTGGAACTTGCGCCGCGCCTCGTCAATTCGTCTCTGGATAACCACCTGAGACTTTTTATTATACCTACTTTTGAATTGTTCAAATCTAGCCTGTGCATTGCGGACTTGACCCAGTTGAATAGGCGAGAGACTTTCTAATGTTTTGCTATTCCAAGTTGGATATGCGAAATTTACAGGATCGGCTAGATCGCTTTCCTTTGCATTTAATCGAGCTAGTTTAGCAGGCATTGTTAAAGGCGAACCATCTAAGATTTGGATACCGTACTTTTTTGATTTGCGTTGTTTGTCTGCTAGTAATTTTGATCTATCGCCGTTTAGCTTAGTAGCAGCAATTAGTTCACTGAGGGATAAACGCAGACCGTCAATTGAAACAAAGTGATTATCGTTATCGTCCATTGTGACTACTCCATAAAATGGAAAAGCGATAGGCCAAACGATCCTATCGCTTTTCCCCATACCATATCCTTAGCTTAGTCCACCAAGCCCGACCGGAGCCGACCTAACCTCACCCCGCCATACGCCACCACACCCCTGCCACAAATTACACTGATATTATAACGGATATAATACTAAAAAGCAAGAGACAAAGCAACTAATCCTAACCCAAGCCATTCCAACCGAAGCGGTGAACCAACATTCAATCCGGCCAAAATCATTAGAATTGAGCCTACAAGAATAAGAATAAACTTTACGCCAACCATGATTTATCTCCTATGAACCAAATGCCTGTCTTACAACGTGATTGAATAATTGTGAATTTAAGGTATCTTTTTCCAAAATAGGCTTACCAGCCTTAGATGCTTTCATTGCAATCTCATCTGAGACATGACCAGTAAGAATGATGATGGGAGCCTGAGTACATTCAAGTACACTATCTAACGTCATTTCACCTTGACTGTCTGGTAAACCTAAATCCATGACAATTAGATTTAGATCAGTCGGCTTTGTGTTTAAGTATTCTAGCGCGGATTTCAAATCAGCACAATGGACGAATTGGTTTCCAGGTGACATACGCTGAATGAATTGAGCATCGTCAGGATTGTCCTCGATTAGTAGAATTTTCATTCACCTGATTTTTGTTCGTCGTTAGGCTGCGAAAGGTTAATTATTTTAGATGAGACAATAGCGATGGCTCTATCTAAGCTTTCCCTGATTGATAGGAGTAGCGGTAAAGGTAATTGCTCTAAAGCTTCTGATAGAGTAGACGGATGAATGACTTTAAACCAGCGGGTGGCGAATGAGACAGATGAAGAGAGCCACATATCGAAGTTGACGATGACCGTAGAGACGTTTGAGATGAAATCGACTACGCGAGTAGAGGTATCTTTGATGCTCATGAGTTCGGATAGGACGGCACCTTGACGAATGATGAGTTCTTCCCGCTCTGAGGATAGACGAATTTGATTATCAATTTCACCTAAAATAGATTTAACCTGTATATGTGCGCGTTCCAGGGATACTTGTGCTTCAGCGGTATTGACGGCTTGCTCTATGGTTAAGTCGCGTAGGATAGGTACTTGCTCTTCAATCACATCTCTGATATGGCGCAAGTCTACAGAACCATCGAATACCACATTGGTCATGGCTTGCCAGGCTTCTTCTTCGGTGATGAGTTTACGAGTAGTAGTAGACATAATAGATTAACCCTTTGAATTTATACTTTAAGTTTACTTACTCTACTTTGGTTTGATTGAGTTTATAAATCGTTCGGGTAGAGTGACACCGGTATATTGTTTCAGGTAGTTATTTATGTTTAGAGTGATAATGACGACATTGAATAGGCGTAAGATTAAGAGCCATTTAGGAATTGACGAGAAGATAAGGACGAGCGTCACCCATAGGTTATTGAGTAGATGCATTAAGGATATATAGAATAGCGCCGCTCCTCTGGGATTTCTTTCTCTAATCTGCTTATCCCAGAGTGATTTATATAGGACGCGCTGCATGTAAATGTGCCAGACGATGAAGGATAGTTCTGAGAGGATCGAGAGGGCAATGAGGATTAGCGTTGAATTATCTTTTATCCTACTGTGGCTTTTTTCGGCCATTATCGATTGAGTATCGTATGTCTTTTAGTTCGTCGGTAAGTAGAGCTAAATGTTGATTAGTGATAGTTTGAGTGCTATAGAGATTATGGTAGCGTATGCCTAAGTCTGAGACGGACTGGACAAGTTTGGTAAATTGTTCTAATTGAGCTTCGCGAAATTTGTCATCTTTTTCGATGCGCTCTTGAATGAATTCCATGGTGTCATGAAGCATTTCAAAGGTACGATCTTCGTGAGTGGCTTTACGGTTGCGCTCATAGGCAGACTTCTCAGCCTCTTCTCTGATTTTGGCCTCACGTTCAATTCTACCAGCTTCACGCTCTTTATCCCTCTCGACTATTCTTTGTTCAATGAGCTTAGGGAATGCGGCCTTGAGTGCGCCGAAATAGCCTAAGATGAGGGTGATGATACCGGTTATTAAAGAACCTGTAACAACATTCCAATCCATAGAGTTAACGAGTAAAATAGATGATTATACGAAATGGACTAAGTATTATTCTGTAAAGCCTTATCTCCAAAGTGCGCTAACTGAGAGACAAGCCAGATGATAAATGGCGAGATGAGCATTAGGATAGAATTCCAGAATTGAGCCGGATCGCCAAATTCTAATTTCCAGACAGGTGAAAAGAATAGGACGATATAGGGGATGACGATGGTTAGGATAGAGTTGATGAGTTGTTTGAGGTTGGGCGGTAGAGATTGGAATGAGCCGAAACGTTCTTCGATGAAGGAAATGAGTGTACCATAGAGAGCGATTAGAAAGGCCGGAATAGGTTCCATGGATTGTCCTTAGAGATTGAATAGAATAGAAAAAGGCGATAGGGGTTTGACGCTCCTATCGCCTGAATGAATGAGTATGAAATTAGGTAGGTAGATTATACAAGAGAATTAGAGATTTGTCGATTGATACTTATTTATCCCCTGTAATCAAACCACTGTTTGAGAAAACTTCATACTCCCATTTATATTATTATCTTGGCTGTCCGACGGTAGCTTACCAATATATTTTTCTATGTCGCTATCTTTTATACCAACTAAGGAAATTTTACCATTCTCATTCTCAGTATTTCCTTTGAATATTTTTCGACATTCGTCACCTAGTATAAACTTATTCCAAGCCTTACTAGCGGCTATCGAGAAAGAGTTAGGGTGAACATAACCGTTAGGGTTAGATAATGTCCTCTTGATACTACCAATATCATGATGGCTGCGCATCCATTCATGTAATGTTCTTCGCGGATCACCTATCTTTAGTCCATCATTTTGTGCAACTTGTTTCCAAAATTTCATCGCATCTTCTGGTCTATACTTCATAGTTATCAAAGCGACGGACAAGATACTCGATTTGGCTATATTATTTCTTGAAATAGATTCACATGGAGCGATGGTATTATTCATTATTCTATCACTATAATCCATCCAAGGTAAAGCCAAGTCGATTCTGTCTTGATGGGACAAATTATCTCTATACTTAGCCGGAAAATCATACTTGCTTATAAAACCGTAATATATCCATGTGGTAGCACGGCACGTCCTTTCGACCGCCGTGTTGGTTGTATTGTATATCTTGGGTAAGTCTAGCGATATGATGGCGTCTTGCAGTGTTCTCTTTTTATTGATGTCATATCTAAAATACATCTCAGATAATTCTTGGTTAGTCGCTACAGATTTTCGAGCAACAACTAGACTTTGAGATACACCGGATTCCTTAATTGCACTTAAGGTATGTTGCCCATTGACTAAATGAGATTTACCGTTAAAGATACAAAAAAAGATAGTCACAGTAGGCGAAAATCTACCACGTGTCATCTCGTTAGCCAGGAAATTGACGTGATACATTCTTAACGGTCGCTGATTTTCGTAGACTGAATTGAGCCAGTTTTCGGCCTTTCCAGGAGTAATTGTCTCAAAGTTTGCAGATTCCATTTGTAAAATCTCCTTAAATAGAATGTTGAATAGAGCGAAATAGAGTGATTGAAAACGCAAAACACTAGCCACGCACTTAACATAACAACGATATTCTATTGACAGCGATTGGGGGAATATGCTAAACTGACAATATATATAATCCTATATATTCCCCATTAAATCACAGGTTGCCCGGTAAAGATAACCTGTGATCTTATTTTACCACAGTTTGATAAATATTGTAAAGTAAGACTTATTCTATATGTCGCACTGTCCAGACATACAGGCTAATGATTGCGCCGCTTCCGTCTGATCGGATTGCTCATAGCGGTATAGCTTAGACCAATCGATGATGGGGAATTTAGAAATAAGCTCATTGTATTTTTCTTCGGTAATTTCCTCATAAGGCATCTGATCATATTTGGCGTCTGACACGGGTAGAAACGCCATTCCGCCGATGATTGATTGATTATCGTATATCCATTGGGTTAAGGGTAAAAGTTCATCTGGTTTATAGTAGATGGTGACTGAGGGATTGTGTTCTGTCCAGT